CAGTATATGTTTCTTGAAAAATATATCTTGTTGTATTAACAAATTTATCAAAACTCAATGGATCATCTGGTATCTGATCATTATCATCATCATGAAAGGTAATTAAAGCCTTTTTTGGATCTTGATAACCATCTTCATATGTTAAAAGATTTGATAAATTAAATTTAATATCATTAGTAAAATTCTTATCTGCTCGTATATTCACTGTACCCGTAGCAGTCATTGATCCATATGCAGTAGGTGAACTAAACAGAACTGTTGTTTCTTCTGTATAAGATTTTCCAGGATCTGTTACATTAAACCTACTTACAAACCCTTGTACCGAAATAGTGCTTGCTCCAGTACCACTTGTTGTATTTGCATATACAATTATTGGCTGAGCGGTATATCCATATCCTGTATCTATTATTTCAACTGAATCAACAACACCACTTGGAGCAATAGTTACCGCTACACCAGCATCAAGGCCGGCATAACCAGATCCAGGATCTGTAACTGTAATTCCTGTTACATTACCTGCTGAATTAACTATAGCAGTACCTGTTGCTGTAGAATTATAATTAAGAGGATCTATTGTAGCAGGGGCCGGCAACGTTACAACTGGAGGAGTTCCAGATATATAACCAGTACCAGCATTTGTCATAGTAATACCAGTTACAGTATTTGTAAGTGTACCACTAGCAGTTGCTGTTATACCGCTTCCGGGCGCAGCTATAGCAACTAAACCTGGGGTTACGTCAGATGCTGTATAACCAGTACCAGCATTAGTAATATTAACTGCAATTACTGAACCATTAGTAGTTGCTACTCCGGTTGCTTGTGTTCGTCCAACACATGTTCCTGTTGGTTCTCCAATAGTTATCGCTGGAGTAGATTGATATCCATCACCAGCCGTTGTAAATGTTACATTCTTAACTCTAAAATTCAAATCAAGTTTTAAACCTGTACCGGTGGCACTACCTACTAACGGTATATTTACTATAAGTGGTAATGCTTCATATTCACCAGGTTCAGTTACCGAAACTCCTGTAACACCACCACTACCATCAACTGAAGTTATTGTTACTGTAGCCGCTACTGGGTTACTTGTTGCTAATGTACCACCATATATTGTCATTACTTCTGTTGCCGCATATCCACTACCGGTGGCATTAATAGTTACAGGTAAACAAGTAGATGGCGAAGTATCGCCTAACTCCATGTGTGCCTCACCAACTGACTGTACATGAGAAGTCATTTCTGTCATATCGTCACCAGTGATAATAGCTTTACCTGCTGTTACTGTAAGAAATGTAATTGTTAATGAATTTTCATCAACAAAATTAATTGTAGGATAATCATATAATCCTCTAATATTATAATACGTTGCTGAATTTGGTACTACACTAAAATCTGATGCATTAATTTCACTACCTAATACTGCTATGTCAACATTTAAATGTCTTCGTCCTAAATTATGTGTTACTGTCCAAACTAATGCTGATGATGTTTGTGTATACAAATAACCATTACCTGTAGCACCACCATTAAGATAACTATTATGTATAACAGCATATCCGGCAGTTTCTACACCAGTAGGAAATATAATTCTACTTTGTGTTTCAGATGTATACTCTATTAACGGATACCCTTCTTTACCATAATGAGAAACACTACTTTGAAGAATAACATCTAAATTAACTATACCTTCAGATGATACTAAATTATGAACTACAGTCCAAATGTTTCCGGCTACTTGTAAATCAGCAGCTGCATTATGTCCAATACGTGACTTTATAATATTAATAAATCCATCAGTTGACACACCGTTCCAGTCAACTGTTAAAGTGTTACTATCAATATATGTTACTATTGGTGGATTATAAATTGTATTAATTACATTATGATTAGCATCTATAAGCTCAAAATTAACATACTTTTGATTCAATCCATGAACTACTGTCCATGTTGTTCCTGTAAATCCCGGAGGATCAATTGTTATACTAGGAATATTATGATAACCGCTTCCTTGCATACCAGTAGCTACAAAATTAACACCTGTTATTGTTTGAGATATAACAGCAATAGCCGTAGCTTGTGTGCCAGAAGATGGAGGTGAAATTGTAACACCTGGTTCTGATGTATATCCTGTACCACCGATATTGCCTCCTGGGCCATCTACAGTAATCTTACCAATTGCATCGGCATCTACTAATAACGTACCGGCTGCATTTTCAGACAACGTTGCTTTAACTCTAACAGTTCGACCATCGGCTGAAAGAACACCTGCATTATTAACATATATTTCATTTGCAACACCATTACTATCAACAGTGGCACTATCTAAATAACTTAAACTAGTATCTATTGGCACATATCCTGTACCTCCTGTTCCACCCGATGCTGTATTCCATGACAAATATGTATCTGCTTCGGCTATTTCAATTTCACCTGCTTGTTGAAAAGTAACTTGTGGTGCTACCGTATAGCCAGAACCAGGATTAGTTAAACTAACTGAATCTATTTGTGCTCTTTTATCTACATTTACTCTTAATAATGAAATTAAATCCTTTTTTGCTTTCCCTGATTCAATATCTATTGTTTTAAATGCATTATTAAAATAAAAACGAACATCCTCTTCACTTTCAAAAACATAGCGCAGGCCTCGTACTGTTATAAGATAACTTGCACTAGTGGATGATGTAGCAGCTTGATATTCTAGTTTAATAAACCAACTCTCATCCAAATTATCACTAGTATTATCTTTTGCATTAATTAAACTGAAATCTATAGCAGTTGTATTCAAATTATTAGGAGCAATAACATAAAAACTTGTTGTTTTATAATCATAACCAATTGCAAATGTATTTTTTAAATCAAGTTGTGTATGTATAGCAAGTTTTTCAGACGTATTAAACAAACGTCTAAATGTTGGATAAATTCTTGTTACTATATAACCTTGCAATATATCTTTGTTTAATTCTACTGGGCCAACTGTAAGAGTTTTTGGGTCACCATTATTAATAACATTTTCAATTGTTGCATATTTAATTATTTTACCTGTTGAATCTGTAAACTCCAACAAACATTTTTCTGTTAAGTATGCCGTTTTTCCTGTAGCAATTGAACCAATAGATATAGCATTAGTAAAATTAAACGTCAAGCCATTTAATACAAAATAACCTTTATTAGATTCTTTTGCAGTTGGTAATGGTACCCATTGCAACTGTTCACTACTATTAAATTTCCATGCTGTATTACCATCTACTACATATACTGCTTTTCTATAAGTATCATAATAAAAATTTGTTAATTCGTCAGCACTTAATGTTGGCTGTATATACTTTTGAATAATAGTATTAGAAGTTAACGATGATGTTAATGAAAATGTTACTTGAGTATTTTGTATATCTTTGTAAATAATTCCATCTTCAGCAAACACATTTAAATTCTGTACAGTACCAGTAGGATCATTAATATCAATATAACGACTATGCCCAGCATGTGTTCTATTAACAGCCTTCATTTTAAGAATATCAGCATTTTTAAAGAAGGGATAAATGTTATAATCTTCTCCACTTACCATTCTATCTTGTGTATAAAATACTTGCGAAGCATTTGTTTTAATCTGACTTATAGTTTCAGTTGCTAAACTATTACCAATACTTGTTGTTAATTGAAATGTAACATTTAAATTTTGAGAATTTCCGTTCTTATCTACATAAGGAAACTGTGCTGTCTGTAATCCAAAATGTTCAGATTTTACAATTAATTGCCGATCAGCACTTTTTCTATACCAAATACGTATAACACCATAAGGTATATCACCAAAATTACCATCAGCAAATTGTATAGTTACAGTATCATTTGCTTCTGAGACTACCTTAAATATTTTTCTTGTATTTTTTATAACACTATTATAGATAATATTACTTCCTGCAATAGACGGAACTTTTACCCATTTATCTAATACTACTCCTGCTGAATTTATTGTTTGTACCCATACATCAAATTCATTAACACCAGTTACATTAATATTAATTTCTCTATTAGGAAGTGGTACTTCTAAACTAAAATCTTCGTATGAAAGTATACCTTGTTTAATATACGAAAAGAATCCTGTATTTTCGCTACTATTACCCTGACCATCATTTAAATAAAGCATACCTAAACTATTTGCTGGATCTGGCTCTACTTCTGTAATAAATTGTCCATCAGTAAATGTAGAATTTACAATTTCAAACATAAAAGACTCTCCATTAACTGAAGCAGTCAATGGATAAACTACATTTGTATTTCTCCGTATATCAATACTATACAATTCAACAGGAATTGTATTAAGTGTTCCTGATTTAACAGGTGAGCCAAATGGGTTTTGTGTAATAAATGCCCTATTTAATACTAAAATAAAATGCTCTAAAAAGTCAATGTTATTTGCATCATTCCATTTTATTGATGTATTAGCTAAATTGGTTCCATTACTATCATGAATATCTTCAGATGTCCTAATAGAATAAAACTTAATAACACCAGTACCTGGTATATTTCTTTTTGGCGTATAATTTAACATATTAGCTAAACGTAAAACACTTTCCTTACGTTCGGCTGTATCTAAAAAGTTTTCTCTTACATTTAAATCCTGCCTAAATGCAATTGTTTGTCCCATATAAGCAAGTAGCTCAATGATAGCAATAAATTCACTGCTTTCAATAAAATCATTAAAATCTTCAGGGAAATTACGTTGTAAATATTCTACCATTGCATCTTTAATCGTATCAAAATCATATGCGGTAAAATTAATTTCGCTGAAAGTTCTATAAATTGTTCTAAAATCTTCAGCGGCAAATAAATTACTTTGTCGTTGTGCTTGTGCCATTTAATCTATTCCTGTAAATCGATATCAAATTGTATAGCAAGTTCTTCTGTAACACCCGATGGTAGATATGTTAATTGCATTTCTAATTGAATTGTATGTTCTCCTTCAATTACCCGCATATCATCTAATCTTACTCGAGGGTCTGATGTTACTACATTAGTAGCATCATTTATTATCGACTCTCGAGTACTTTCATCAAATGGTTCCATTAATAAGTCATATATTATTGTTCCAAACTTAGGAAGCATAACCCGTTCTCCTAACTTTGTACTAAAATGATTTAATAAATCCGTTTTTACTAACTCAAAATCAGTTAAAGTATAGGACGGTTTATGCCTATCAATTGTACTAAATCCAATAAAATTTGGTGTGTTTGCCATTCTAATATACCGTTTTAACTATTTATCGAAACGTTTTATAAAGGGTTATTACTAATGTAAGTACTAACGATTTTCTTCTGCTTTTTTACGTCGGTCTTGTGCGGCTTTACTTGCAGCTGCTTGTTGTGCAGGAGTCATAGAATCCCATTGGGTATATGCCTGTTCTACCAATGACGGAGATCCTGTACTACGATAATATCCAGAAGTACTAGTAGGTAACTCATTTTGATATGAACTATAAAGACTCTGGTCTGCTGATGCTAGAGACACTCCGGTGATCCCCGAAGTTGTTGTTCCGTGCTGTGCTACAGTTGGTAATCCAGTATTTGGATTAATCCACGTCGACCCTGGTGTAGCCGGTAATCCAGTATTTGGATTAACCCATGTTTCAGGAGTTCGTGGTCCAGCATAAGTTCCGCAACCAGTTGGATCCCATGCTGTTATTGATGTTCTAACTGCCCTTCGCAACAATTCACTTGCTGGTGTAGAAAATAAAGTTGCTTCGCGCAATCTACGTGAAAATAAACCCGAATTTAATGAAAGTTGCGATCTAATTGATTCAATTCCATTCAAGGTAAAAGGTACTTTTTCCATTTTACTAGCATATCTCATAAATTCTGTTGTTGCTTGTGCAAAATTACCTTTATTTAATGCAGATAATACTGTACTTGCGGCAAATGCAGCCGGACCTAAATTCCTAGCTAAACTAATTAATGCATTTGATTGATTTTGGTTAATATCTACTTTAACATTTTTTCTTACAAGATCAATTGATATTTTTATATCATTATCAAATAATAGATCTGCTTGTTTTTTAGTAATACCAAGTGAATAATCTTCACCTGCAAACGTAAACTTACTACCTTTTTTGTGCAACTGTGGAAATGTTCCACCACATCCCCGTGTAACATCTAATAACTGTGTTGCTGTTTTACCTGCCCATTTAATTATTTCTGGAATTGACTCAGCTCGGCCTTCTCCAAATGGCGGGAGATTACTAGTATCCATTTTAATTGTTGTATCTTCGGCTTTTATTTCTGTGTTTGTTGTTACAACAACTTCTTCTTTATTAATTTTATGGTCATAACCAATGCAGTCTGCGCCAAAGGCATCTTTGTAAACAGTTGGATTGTAACCTGATGATTCTTTCATTAAGTCAATTCCTGGTCCATCTAAATCTGCAGTCGCAGCTGATGTAGCAGCTGTTTCTCCAACTTGAACATAAACTGTTTCACCATTTGCATCAAGTTTTGTTGCAACATACTGCCCACTTCTCATTCCAGCTCTTGGTGTTCCATCTAACGGTCGTGGTGCAACGTCATAAACTGTTGGATCTATAGACCCAGTACGATAAGCTGTATTAAGTTCATCCACTGGTATTGGTATTTCTTCAGGATTAGGACCTAAAGCAAATCCTTCTAAACCGGTTGTTAATTCATCAATATGATATTTTGTTCCCATACCAGCAGTACTTCTTAATCCGCCATATGGTTCAAGTGTTGGGAACCTAGTAAGACGCCTTTCAACTGGTTCTGTTTCAGGACCTACACACGGTTTATACAACATCATGTCTTCAAATTCTTGTAATTTTGGCTTTTCTGCTGGCCAAGCTGCAAATGTACCAGTTACTGGCGCCTTTGAAATAGCCGCTTGACAATTTCCATCATTGTGATGAATTACTGTAGCACAATCTGTAATTATACCACCAGCTTTCCTATGCATATCAGTACCAGAGGTTATAGCAATACTATCATCAGCACTAATATGCATAGTAGCTAAAGATGAAATATTCATCTCTTTAAGACCTCTTGTAGATAATCTCTGAAATGCAACTAATGACATATTGTCTTTTGCAATATGTTGCATATCTGCATGTGTTAATGCTTTATAATCATGTCCTGTAATGGCTTCAAAATTTCCTCTCTTTACTGTTCTATAATAACTACCAGTTTCAAGAAGATGAAAAAAGTGGCCATCACCCATTGTATGATGTACATTACCTTTATCTATAGTACCATGTACTTCGCCTTCCTTAACATGATATACAATTGAGCCATCTGGTACTTCACTTTTTAAACCAGAAATTTTTGAATACTTAAACGTTTCTGGGTCATCTTTTTGTTCTACCCTATCCATATTTGTTGCATAATCAGCTGGCATATGAAGATTTAAATCTCTACCAATGTCAATATTAAAATCGCGATCTGCTCTCATATTAATATCTTCATTAGATCGTAAACTTATTGTATTATTACTAAACACATCAATATTACCGTTACGATCAAGTTCTACCCATGCAGTACCCATCTTGTTACAAATATACACAAAACCTAACGTATCATGTATTAATAACTGAGCACCACCTCTGGCTCTTAAACGAATAAGACGATTATTGCCATCTTTATCACCATCATCCATAACAAACTGATGACCGCCGGCCCTTTTATATGTTCGTTCCCAACCTTCAGCATCCTGATCTACCGAACCTGGTGTACTCATACCATACACAGCACTTGGTGTTTCTCTTGATGCCGAACTAGTAGTCCATCCTCTATACGGATCTTCAAGTGCCGCTGTAACACTCATTCTTTCAAATTGTCGTTTATGGTAAGGCCGATTAAAAGGAGTAAGAGGAGTTATATTTCCTATTTCATTTTTATTATATTCAGTGGTAGGCATCTGTGGATAATAAGCACAACCATCATGGTCCTTGGATGCCGCAAGGCCTGGAACAGAAAAGTTCATAAAATTATCATACAATGAACCGATCCAGATACCTTGGGATTCGTCACCATTAATAAACATTATAAGAACTTTATTACCTACATCTGGTGGTACTGCCCAAAAGCCATAACTTGTAGGAGTAAAATCATACTTATCTACACCTTCTTCCCAAAACCTTTCCATGCCTGGTGTTGATCCACCAAACGGCGCACAATAACTTACTGTCTTCCAAAGTGCGCTATTATCCTCATCGCCGCCGAAATCTTTACAATGAACTCGAATTCTACCCATATGCATAGCATCTTGCGTATTTTTTACAACACCAATATAAACACCATAATATTTTTTCTTATCAGAAGTATCACCATGATAATAACCCACCGCATCTTTTGTACGAGAACGGGATGGTATATCGATTTTTCTTCTTGTTTGAGTAGACATAAATTATTCAGAAATCAATTCCGCCTCCACCAATTTGTATCTCCGCAGCTTCCCTATATTCATCAGGTGCTCGAATTACTGCATTTAAATCTATTGTATCAACTCGTTGCATATTCAACGTTTGTGTAAATTCACCACCAGTAAATCTGTGAGTAGTCTGAATAACATTATATACATTATTAAGGCCATTTCTCTCGTTAATTTGCATAATACCTGCATTATTATATTCGTTACCCTGGCTTGCTAACAATATACAATATTCTTCTTGTACCATAGGAGATATACTATTTGTATTTACTTTATCACTATACGCCTCACAAATCCAATGTGGATCACCGCGTATTTCTAAATTAACTTCGATCATATTACCACCAGTACGATTATTAAAAATTTGAGATAATAAACTCTGGCCGCGATCATATTGAATTGGCATTCCTTGATTTAATTGATTGGCTTGCGGTACATTAACAAACGTAACTGGCCACATTACACCAGGATCTGGTGCTTCATTTTGCAAATCACTTACATATGCTATACCTGAAAATTTTGGTCTTATTTCTGTAAAATAAAAATCACCAGTTTCTCTAATTGAGGATTCTAGTTCGCCAAATTTGTTAGTGTAATTCTCTGTTACTACATTTAATTTCATTCTACCGGCTAAAATAGCTGCTTTTACATTTGCATTTACTTGTTGTGTCTTTTCTAGCATTGCTAATTGTTCTTCTAATTGTTTTCTTAAGGCTTTTTTCGAATCCATTTCCTTTTTGTGTGCTTCTTGCAAATAACTCATTGGGCCGCCCGCAGACGCTCGCGAAATTTCTATATCAAGCTTTTTTACAGCACCACTCATTACAGATGGTTCTTGCTCGTGGGTTTCTCGCAAATCGTTCCAATCAGGATTTGTAGGTCCGGCATGCAATCCCTGCTTAATAATATTACCATGCTCCATTCGACCTGCATTTAACATTCCAGCAAAATAATCTATAGCATTAATCCAATGATTATCAAAATTAAAATCTACAGATTTTACTTCTGTGTTTAAGCCTGTATAATAATAATTATATGCCTTTTTTAACATGCCATGACCTAATATTCCATATAATCGATCAGCACTTGTTTGCTTGTCTTGTTTTGTATTTTCTTCATCTCTAGCTAACTCTGGATCCGATTTCAAAAATACTCTATATATTCTTCTTGCCGCATACATCCTTTTATTATCATCATAGTGAGTTAATATTATTTCAGGCTCAATTTGCCACATTTTCCGTTTAATATCAGCAGGATCTGTTTTTTCCTGTTGGGCCGTATCACCTTGAGGATCGGCCAAACCTGTAACATGCGCTTGCATTTCTTTTGTACTTGAAAGTATACTTTCTATAATAGTTGTAATAGGAGTACCTACTTTAAATTCAGCAGTAGACATCCATTGAACTATATCTAATTCAATTTGAGACCGGGTACGTTCCTGTGGAGAACTATTTGCAGCTTCTTCATGAGCCATAATAATAGCTGCGGCAGATCTAGCACCAGCTGGATTTGGAGGGGGAGCAATAGCAGAAACCGATTTACGCAAATCATAACTATTCATTCTATTACGAAATGACGAAAATTTCCATTGATCTTTATTAACCAACTTATATCCTAACATTTCTGGATCCATTTCAAATTCAAACTGATCTGGAAAAATTGTTCTATCAGCACCTTTCATTTGCGGGGCAGCTAATCTTTCTCGTAGCATTGCTATTATATCCCCTACTGTTTCACCACCTATTGTTATGTCTTCTTGTATAACACCAGAAAGCTGATTTAAATTTGATTCATTATAACGAACACCAGATATAGTATATACAGCACCACCTTCAGTATAATTTAAAGCTATATCCTTGATATCCATAGCAAAACACCGACTTATACCAAGATCAGGCACAGGTGATTGCGTTTCAGTATCACGAGCTGCCCAAGTAAGTAATATAAACATTGGTATCTTTTGTGAATTCCGAACACCTAAAAAGAGAGATGATTTAAATATATAATCTACTAGATCTGCTTGATATGGACTTTTTATTACCATATCAAGATTAGTTGCTAACGTACCTGGGCCACCATGAATGGATGTAAATTCAAAACTATCTATATAAAATTCATCAGTACCAGCAGTTTGTGCAATAATAACAGCACCTCTTGCTTTAAGATCTTTTACAGTCTTAATCTCTAATAATACTTCACCTAATGGCCTATCAAAAAGTTCTGCTTCAGATAACTGAAACATAGTAATTGAGTATGTTGTTAAATCATATGCAAGATTATCATGTGTATATAATGCATTTGGTTCAATTTGATTATTTAATGCATTTTGTATCTTTGCCCAAGATGTTCTATCCGAGCGACGAAATTCCAATGCAGGAGGTTGTGGTTTAGGTCTATACTTACTTAGGTCTGCACCTGGACGATTTCGATCTAGAACATTAGGCAATTCACCACTAGCCAATTTTGTCTGGCGTTCGGTTTCAAATTGTTTAAATTCATCAAGTGTTTTCTTTTTATTTTCAGCAGCTTTTCTTTTATCTTCTTTTCGCAGTTTAGACAAAGCACTTTCAACCGTAGCTGACTCTGTTGGTGCCGATAAAGAACTCAGTTCTGCTCCACCGACAAATCCACCAGTCACTGCAAAATCTTGATATGTTTGTTTGGAAGTATACTTATTATCTGTTCCAGTAGTATGTGGATTTTTAACAACAACACCTTTAGCACTTGCATCCGAAGCCGCAAGAAACTTTTTCATAGCTTCATCGTTTTTACGCTTCTTTTCAAGAGCTGCTTTCTCAGCCTCTTTTTTTTGGGCTGTATCGAACCTGCCTTTCATTGGACTAACTGCTGTTGTTGCTTTATAACCGGCGCGGTTACGATTTGGTGCTGGCATTAAACTATCCTCACAATAAGCTTCTAATTCCTTGCATCGAAGGAACTATAATGCGTAAGCCTGCTTTAAAATCTTCAATTGGGTCGATAAGTTTATCTTTATTTTTTATTGCAAAAACCCACCAATAATTAGGACTTTGATATAAATCATATGCCCACAAATCTGGACGTTTATGATATCGTGGAGGTATTTCTTGTATTGTATCACCAACAGTTGATATA